ATCCTGTGCCACTTGCAAAACTAAACATTGCACTTTGAAGCCCTCTAAACGCTCCACTTAAATAAGCTATTTTATCACCTATGTAATCGGTAATTGGTGCAAAGTCTTTGAAGATTGCTACAAGTCCTGCCACCGCAACCGATACTGCTGCAAATATTACGCCTAGTGGATTGGCTAATAAAGTAGTGGTTAAGGTTCTTACTGTGCCTATTAAATTTTTAACTCCACCTGCTGCCTGCCCCATAACACCAGGCATTTGTGAACTTGCATCGAGCATTCCATCGGTTTCTTTCTTGGCTTTATTTACCGACTTTTCATACTCTTTAAATTCTTTTGTGCCTTCTTGCAAGCCTTCCTTAGCACCTGTTATATCAATGCCAAGTCTTAATAAAATATCTTTTACCATTATTTAATTTTTTTAATTACGTCATTTAACTTCTTGTCATTTAGTTGAACTATCTTATAAATCAACTCAAAATTCTTTATGTATTCTATCATTATCCGCCTCCTGTGTTTCCTGTGTGTAATATTTGCCAATTCCCTTTATAAGCTATGAACCAAACGCAATGGTGATTTTGTAAGTTGTAACTTGAACCGCCATTAACTAAGTTAGCTTCGTTAGATGGGTATATCCTAACCGAACCGCCTGCTATATTCTTTGCTATTATTATCGGGTCACCTGTTAATGGTTGAATAGTTTCCGCATTTGGCAAATAAACATCTCCATTAGTTTCAATAAAGTTTATATCACTACCGAATTGCAAAAACATTATAGATGCAGTTTGCTCTTTAGTTCTAAATTGAGTTCTTGCCTGCGAGTCAAAATAGTCTGTATTGTCCGCCCTAACATACATTGGCATTTCTTCATCTGCTATAACTCCACCACTTCCACCATTACCTGTGCCTGATACCAACGTAAACGCAGGTGCAGTTTTAAGTTTCAATAGTTCAATCTCTACCAAGCCATCTGAGTTCAAATCGTGCTTAATAGTGTATAGCCTATAATACTGCTTATTGAGTAAGTAAATCTTTCTAAAACTTAGTGCATTAAACTCAACTTCATTTAGCTGAAACTTAGCCGTGATAATTTTGGAATCCTTATCGGTAATTTCTTCAATAGTTTTTTTCCAATATCTATTAAATAAGTTACCATTCGTGTAGGCAGTTGAACCAATTCCGTAATTAATGGCTTTAGGTTGTGCAAATCCTAAATCAAACGTAGGTGCTGAGGTGCTGTCTAACATTCCTGCATAAGGGAATCCAACTATAATAAATGAAGTTCCACTTAGTTTAGTTTTTATTTGCCATCCTTGACTAGTTGCAACTAAGCCGCCATAGATTAGCATTCTTATATTGTAGCTTGGTAGTTCGCTATTCCCGCTATTTGGGTCTAGTTTCCTAATCTTGGTAAATATTCTGTCATGATATCCGTTTGAGTTGGCTAAAGGTGATGGACTGAATCCTATTTCTACTGTATTGGTTTGAGTTAAGAAGTCATTCTGAACTGTGAACTTTTTTGTACTATACACCTCACCAAATAGTTCTTGATACTTAGAGTTATATTCGTCTTTATCCTCTTTGTACTTCAAAACAAAATCTCTAAAGTCAAGCACTCCCATTGGGTTAATCATTACCTCGCTGCTTACGTCTAGGTTGTTTGTAATATCCACCACATCGGAAGTGTAAAAGTCGTCACGTGGTTCAATGATTAGTTTGTTGGCATCTATTGTGTCTGGTATTGCGTAAAGATTAAACGCTCTAAACAACCACGTTAAAAAATCCTTTTGCTTAATCTCTCTTGGTAAAACTGAGCTAATATTTATAATGTCACCCTCAGTATATTTACTGCTTGGTGAGTTTCTAAACACTGCGTTTTGCAATATATCTACTTTAACAAATGATGGATTAAGAGTTGAAAACCATATAAAATCAATGTAAAGTTCATCGCCTGAATCTGTGTCTATTTCCTTGCTAGTAACAAATAAAGGTAGTGTAAGAGTGCCACTTGAAACAAGTCCGCCAGCATTAAAGTTTAATTGCATTGTGCCTATTGTTGTGGCTATACCACCCCTCTTACGTATTATATCAAAACCTACTGCAATGGTAGTTCCTGCTGCAAAAGTTCCGCCTGATATATTTGTGACTTTTATGTTAGCCTCAAAACTAACAATCATTTGTGATGCAGTTGTTGTATTTACATCTACTTTGTTGGTTGAAATATCTACGCTTACGGGGTCTGTATCTTGTACGATTGTGTCAAAGTCATATCTTTTTATATCACTTAACCCGCCACTTGTTCTTGTGGTTGTATAAGATACATCGTTTGAATTTTCTACAATAAAAGTTCTATCATTTACAATGCTTTCGCTTGATGTAAAACTACCACCTGTAAAAGGAACTATTAACTTTTTGAATATTAGCGAATCAAAGAATCTTGAATCGTAACGATAGCCTGCTGCACTAAATATCTTATCAACTATTTGTTTAATATAAATTGCAGGATACATAGTCTTTTCAAGTTCGTACTCTAACTCAGATGCTACGTTATTTACTATCGTGCTAAGTCCGTTATCAATTAAGGGATAAACGTAACCTTCGCCCGTTGGGCTTCCACTTAAAAAGTTTACATAGCTTGAGCCATTTTTAATAATGCTAGTTGCCCAACTATTGGTGACGTTGTTAATAGTCCAAGCGTGGTTATATTCTGACAAGTCAATTTCTGACAACTTTTTATCGCCTAAGTCTTGGAATAGGTTTGCAAGTTTGCCAATAATAACCAACTCAAACTCGGCTTCTTGGTCGTTTACAGGTATCTGAGTTAGCTGCAAATTACCACGCATTAAGATTATACCACTACGAATTATTAATGCCTCAGACTTCAAGTTTACGTTAAAGTCAGGATTAAAGTTAGTTGCAGTTCTATTACTTGTCGACCTGTTTAAGTCTTGGATGTTTGAAAAGATTGCTCTATTGTTTGCCGTTGCAGGAACTTTGATAGGTAGCGTGTAGTCACTCTTTCTTTTTTCAGGTTCTTTAATATCAATAATTGACTTATTAACAGGAATAGGGATGTTATCGTACAAGTCTAAAATGAAAGTTTTAACAACTTGCCCATTTAAGTATTGAAGTATTTTTATTTCGGTTTGCATCATAGCGATTGTCTGTAATTATCGAATGAATACTCAATGCTGATTTGAAGATTAGGAATCTGTCTGCCTTGTTCATACTTACGTTTAACGTAATTGTTTGCAACTATGTTAACAGGCACGTAACTTGTCGCACTCGTTTCCAACATAACCACAGGGCTAACTACTAGCTGCTCCAATGCTGCTGATTCTGCATCGGTCAATAAGTCTGAGTTAAGTGTTATGCGCTCAGTTAGCTTGGTGAAGTATTTTGTTTTAAGCCTATCTGTTTTCTGATACCCTAAAGCCTGAACCTTTTTATATTCTTTGTTTTCTATCTCCACGCTTTCTGTGCTTACCATTGTAAAGTTAAACGCATCAAATCCACCCAATGAGTTAAGCCAGTGTAAACGATAGATTTCGTAATTGGCACATGAACTATCTACGTCAATGGTCTTTGTGAATACTAATTCATCGCTGCTATTCTTTATATCCACTCTGTAATATGCTGCACCTGCAATAGATACACCCATAAAAGTTAAGAACGATTCGCCAATGTTTAACGATACGATTCCTGTTGCTGCGGTATAAGTTGAATATGAACTTGAATTTATTGAACTGCCTGCACTATTGTAAACATTCACATCTACTATAAATATCTCATTGCTTAAATCAAAGAAGGTTAAGAATCGCTGCTGATTTATTCTAATCTTTTCTCTGTATGAGTTATCGTTTAAGCTAACTTGGTTACTAGGCTTTAATTGTTTGTCAGGACTAAATGCAGTTTTAGTCCAATCCAAGAAGTCAAATATTGCATTGCTTCCTAGCTTTGGGCTGCCACTTGTTCCAAACTGAGCAAGGTTAGGATAGATAACAGGCACTCCGCTTGCATTGTCGTATATCTCGCCTAGTTGCAACCAATATCTAGCCTGTGAATTAACGCAAGGCACTATATCGGTAGAGTTGAATCCACCAAAATCAAAGGTCACGTAGTTCTTTACTATGTCTGCCACGTTTATTTGAACAGTTCCTACTAGCGGCTGCTTAGGTAAAGTTAACCTAGTTACAGGGTTGCTTTGCCCGCTTACGTTTACATCACATAAGAACTGGTAATTAGGCTGCGTGCTATTACCACCACTAACACCTATCACTATTTCATTAAATAAATTTTGCCAATTATTAGGGCTTTCTATTATTGTTATCATCTTGTCAAGTTTATCTCTACACTTACTATTATTTGCTTTCCGAACTTCTCTGCTATTGCGTTGCTCATTCTTGTAACCTCTGTATCACTTATTGCCGTGTCTATAAAATAGGTCGGTTTTAATCCGTTCTGTTTTATTCCAAACGCAATCGCTGTCGCTCTTTTTCTTTTCTCGTCTATCTGAGCCTTTGCCCTTGCTCTTTTAGTTAGATTTCTAGTTTGGCTGTATCTTGAATCTAGTGGAATACCTTTTTTAGTTATCCACCTCATTAAGTTGTCAACCATTGGCTTGCTTGGGAATCTAGTTCTAAAGCTATAAATTGAGCCGTGCTTAGTTCTTAATCCGTTAACACCACTATTGACAAAGAAGGCATAGTCATTACCTTCGATTGCCACGTAGTATTCATTCCCTGCCACGCTCACAGGCATAGCAACTATTGACTGCTTCAACTCTGAATCCCTTAGGTCGGCTTGGTCTAGGTTACTCTTTAACGCCTCGCTGAGTTCATTAGCCACGTTAAACAATGACCGCCCAATAAAGGTGTCAAACTTAATGTTTTCAATAGGAACGTAATCTTCACCTATTGAACCAAGTAGTGCCTCATAGTTTGCGCTCATTGTCTTCCCTGTCTATTTGGTAGCATATTAAGTTCAAAAATTCAATCACGTTCATTTTAAAGAAGTATTCCCATTTTGTAGCATCTCGATTTGCGAGGTTATCGATTGTAACGATGTAGCCCCATTTGGATTCAAATCCTTTACTATCGCCTCCACCTCCGCCTCCAAAGAGGTTCTTATATGAATAGATAATTCTCGTAAGACCTTGCAAAAAAAAACCAGAAGTGGTTGAGCATCTTTCATAGTCATCTTCTCAAACACTAGGTCGCTTATTTCTTTGTGTGCTTTGCCATCGTATGCTGCAACCTTTCCAAATCGCCAAGTCATAGGCTTTAGGAATACAGCTATAAACTTATGAAGTTCCTTTTCGGCTACCTTGCTAAATGCTGAGGCATCAATAAATTGGTCTGTGGTTATCTTCATTATGTCGGTGTCAACTGCAAACCACTTACCGCTAATCTTTATTTTTTTTTTAATCTTGTATCCGCTCAAGTTATCCTCAATCGCTTTTAACCTATCTACGTAATCTATAAAGATAGTGTGAGGCAAAGCCTTGATTGATTCGATTGGTTGCCTTAAAACGATTGATACACGCCTCTGCAAGTATTCTAATTCAGATTCATAAGGCATCTGTGCCAATGTGCTAACGTATTCCTTGATGGTTATTTCTTTGAACTCCCGCTCCATATCTTTAAATATATTTATTTAGTTTTGTGTAATTGTTTTTTTAACTTGTTGATTATGCTCGCATTACAGCATACCTTCCGCTAGGTCGGTTGTTTAATTTAAGCAGCGCAACATATCTTAAAGGGTCTAATAAGTGGTTCATGCTATCTGTCGGCTTGCCTGTTAGCTTTCCCTCCTTGTCTGTTTCCCATTGGTAGGCTCGCAGTTCTTTGATTAGATTCGTGCTGCGTTTAGTAACCATTAACTCGTATCGCTTTAATGTGTCTATTCCTATCTTGATTGAGTCCGCCCCTTTTACTGATGGCTTAACATTGAACCCCTGCCTGTAAAGTTCTTCAATAGATTTTGGTTCAGCACTATCGCATATCAATTCATTTCTCCCAAACTCAATAGACTTTAAAAAGTTTCCGATGTCGTTATTGGTCATGTTGGTTCGGTAGAGTAATTCATCAATCCAGAGTTTGCCATCTGACTTCCATATCCCAATCAGCGTGCTAGGGTCATTCGTAAAGCCAAAGTCCATGCCGTATGAAACTAAGGTAGCATCCAAAGGAATTGAATCCACCTGCTGCCAATTATCAAACACCACTCCTTGCAGGCTTCCTATCTGACCTAATCCGTAAACGTTCCACCAATTAGCCCAATAAGTTGATGTGGATGCCTTATCCCTTGCCTTTTCGATTTCCCTTATTATGCTCGGTTCAAGTGCCTCGTTGTCTTTATAAGTTAAGACTATCATTTCTGCATCTGCATCGCTCAGCAGTTCTGTATCTACCCAAAACTCAGAAACAGGATTATAGTCTAAGTAAATAAACTTCTTAGTCCTTATTGCTAATTGGTAGTAAGATTCCCAAGTGATGTTATTGCACTCGTTTACAAATAACACATCCCTTCTTGCACCTCTTAACTTAGCAGGGTTATCCGCACTAAAGAATTCAATAAATGAACCGCTATTAAATCTGTATGTCATTGTTGACTTGTTATAGCAGGCATCGTCAAACATACCTATCATATCCATTATCTTCAAGAAGTCACGCAGCGCACCCCTTCGCAAATGGGGGATAGTTTCGGCTACTACGCTTATCTCTTGGTTCGGATTCGTGATGGCGTGATGAATTAACATAGGCAAAATACTAAACGTTTTTGAACTTGAAGTTCCGCCACGTACTATTCTTATCCTTTTATTGAGTAAAGCTATCTTATCTTGTGCAGTTGTTTTTTGTAGCATAGTGCGTTTTGCTCGCCGTATAGACAAGCGGTTTTACTCAGTTTCTTCGTTTTTGACGTTCAAGTCTAATCCGTTAAAAATAGGCTTCTCAATATTGATGTTTTTATTCTCAGTCTTCGTGCTGGCAATTCTGTGATACTCCTCCTCCGTTCCAATCAGTTTGTAGAGTGCCATTTGCGTTAAAGGGTTGTTTCCATTGTACCATTTATTCCGCAGTCCGTTCTTGACTTCAATCTTGTTTTTGTCCAGTCCCTCTTTTATAGTGTTGTATTCGTTGCTTTCGACTTCAAAAAACCTATAAAAAGTTGTCTTATCGCAAGGCAGTAAAGTTACTACATCCTCAATAAAAAAAAGTTTCTTCTTCTCTATTAGGTCAAGTGCTTGGTTGTATATTTTTATTCTATCGTATGCCATAGGTTTAGTCTTTTAATCCTTTAAATGCTTTAAGCGGGTAAAATACAAGCGAGTTTCTGTATCCTCCTTCGTGTGTAGGTAAAATTGGCGTAACCCCGTGAACGTTTTTCCAAGCAGGATATACTAGTATTGAATTATTTTTTTGCCCTATGGTTGCGTTATAGTCGGGTATATGTAAATCGCCGCCTTTTGAATTGTGCTTCTTGCAAATAATTACATTAACGGCTCCTTGTACGTTTCCGTTGTCTCTATGAAACGGTGCTGATATATTATAGTTTGAGATTGAACTAGTAAACAGGCTTCCAAACTTCCACTTGTCGTTCGTGTCTTTAAAAAGTTCTACTTGTCTATCATATTGATTCGGCATTATTTCTTTTATTAGTTTTTCGCTCTCTTTAGCTAGTAATAACATTGCTTTTATAAAAGTTTGCGCAGTCTTTACTGAATGAACGGATGATAGTGTAGCATAGTTCCTTCTCATATGAGGTTTTGGCGGGCAGCTACCTATAATTGTACTAAATTGAGAAACATACTTATAGATTCCTTTACCAGTGATTTCGTCGTAGCCTTCTGCGGTTGGACGGTTCATTTTTGTTTTAGGTACGTTTTTGCTCCTAAGTTCTTTATCAGCTAAGTCTGCAAGTTTACACATATTGTCAGGCATCTTAGTCATGTAAAATCCTATCGGTTCGTCGTTATCGTAAAATATACAATCCTCTGTTACGTTAGGTTCAATGTATTCGCATTTATCTCCTATCTTTACAGAGTGTTTAACTAGTTTTAAGTCTATTCTTTTCATTTGTTTCTATATCTAATATTTTATAAAATTCATCCTTTACTTCTTGTATAGTTCTGTTATTGTCTATAATATATAATTTTCTAATACCATTGGTTTTTTTTATTAACGATATATGATTTTTAAGTTTATTGTTATATGTAGCTACGTTTATTGTTTTACCTCTTTGCGATATCCTTTTTAGATTGTTTTCAAAGTCTGTTTTTAAGTAGCATAGAACTAAGTCAAAGTATGACCTTAACTCTTCAAAATCTTTTATTTGACAATAATAGTTACCTGCTATTAATATATTTTTATCTGTATTGCGCTTTATTTCTTTTAGTACATATTCTTTTTTAAATGCAGATAAACTATCGGCGCCAATTATCTTATTACCTAATACATATACATTATTACGGATTTCTAAGAACATTTTTGTTTGCGACAATATAGGTTGGTCAATTAAAGTTGATTTTCCTACACCGTAATTACCTACAATAAAAAATATTTTCTTTTTAGCTATACTCATATAAATTTTAAAGATTCTTTTTCAACTCCCGTATAACCAGTTGAAGTCCATATTTTTTTTCTATTTTTCCTGAC